CGCCGCCACCGCCGCCGCCGCTTCCTGCAGCCCCCGCCAATGCCCCTCCCAATAACGCACCTGCAATTACGCTTCCCATATTTCCACTTTTATTATGTAAATTAGATGGTTTTGGCAATACAGGAATATTAACAACATTTCCAGGTCCAGTGCCTGGAGGCGGAGGTGCTGGAGTAAACGCTGACACAGCATAATTGGTATAAAGCGCAGGTGTATAGGGTGACACTCTATGATCTCTATATCCTACAAAAGAAATAACACCTGCGGTTTTGTTCTTCCAGACATATGATGTTTGAACATAAGTGTGCTCACCGTTTACATTTAATATAGGATTACCATTCGAATCTATAGCCAGTTTTAAGATATATGTTTTTCCATCAGCTCCTGCGGGATTTACAAGTGTTAGGGTTCTAAGAGGAGGATTAGCGCCAGATAAATCACTTAAACTATATCTCTCTATAAGAATTGAAGGAATAGCAGGAGATGTTTGAGTCGGTTGAAAATATACATCTACACCATCCATACGATCGGCAGATGAAACATTTTCAGAAATTTTAAAAGATATCGTGCTTTTACCATTTGGAAGATTGTTATTATTAAATGTGGTAAAACTATAATCAGTTACGCTATAATCGCTTTGTTTAGGGCTATCTAAACATACTGCAGTATATAGTTCACTTATTAGTCCAGGAAATACACTTCCATCAATTGCGTGATAGTTATAAGTTACTTTGTATGTAATGGTTGTTCCAGCAATTACGTTAAATGCAGGAAGATTACCGAAAACATTTTCTGATTTATTATTAGGAACAGCAGGTGTAGGTCCATTAGAAACCCATGTTATAGTAGCATCTTTATAATGGGGAGCCTGAGCAATATTCATCGGTATAACAAGTTGTAACTGGCTACCGAACGACATATATGGCATATTGTCATCATTAACACTGACAGTCCATGAATATACAACAACATTGTCATTAAAATTTGGAGGAGCTGGTGATACTGCTTGTGCAATATAATTAAATTCATATCGAAGCATACTAGATGTAAGTCCATATTTTTCGTTTATATTAGACATATCATCTACTGCAGTTGATACACGACGATCGCGGAAAGGCTTAAATACCAAAGTATATTCACTTCCTTTAACAAGAGATACACTAGCAGCCGCTAATAATGGAGCCAATGCAACAGTTTGTTTTCCTGAAACGTATGTAGAAGCATAAAAAGCTTTAAGTGATAATTCTTTCATTCCTGGCACAAGTAGATCTGGATCAGGGTATTCAATAAATAATTCAACACCATCTATACGTCTTTCAATCGAAGCGCTCGACAAATTGGTCAAATCGAATACAAGTTCATCCTTAACATTATCATAAACGTATTGGAGATTATTATTTTTAACAGTGTAGTCTGCGATAGTTGGTAATCCTTTGCATACAGCACTGTAAAGAGCGCTTTGTTTACCGAGAAAAGTCGTTTGTGGCACAGGAGAATTAGGATTATTATATACATATGTGACTTTATAGCTTACAGTTTGTCCCAATATCACATTGAATGAAGGATTTGCGCCTTCACCTAGCGTTGCAGGTGCGGGACTAGTAGCATCATTACTAATCCATTCTATATTAGCCTGTTTATAATAGATACTATTACTAGCACTATTATCCATTGGCAATACTAAATGATTTGAGTAAAAATCCATGTATGGCTCAAGACTAATATTAGAAGGAACCGCCCATGAGTAAACATCCGGTTTATTTACGATATATAATGAACCAGGTGCAGTAAAATCAGATTCAAGTGGTAAATAGTTTGACTGGCTGGTAACAATAGATACGCGAAAGTTTACAATAGTTGTCAAATTTTCATTAAAAATACTATCAATATTTGGCACGTATACATAAAGAGGTGGTTGATTTGATCCCAATACTGATGGAACGGGAGGTGTGGGTAAGGGGAATAATCCATCTACCAAAGGCGTGGATGCATTATATGCTTCAAGCGCGGCAGCAGCACCCTGTTTAATATTAGCTGCTACTCCTTGTTCGGATCCGGATGCTTGTGCAATGCCACCATTAATTACATCAATCCATTCAAGGTGTCCGTCAACGCCAAATGTGCTAATTGAATATTGAACGTGAAACTTGGTAGAACTTACGTCCAAATTATCCTCACCATTAGCATTAAACAGATCGTTCTTTTTGAAAGAAAGAATAACGCCTCTTTCGGGCATAGAATCAGTAACAAGTTCAGTATTTTCCATTGTTAATGCTTCCCAGGCATTATATTGAAGTAAATTAGTAAGAGGATCAATACCCTGATGAAATATTATATCCGAATTACTCCAGTTAAGACTAGTTCTTGATTCTCCAACAGGCCAAATTGGGTTAGGTATTTGTCCAGTCGCAGGAGGAGTAGCGGCAATAAGAGGAGCAGTATCCCAGTTGACTTTAACACTAAGTGTATATACGACACCGTTGGATAAAGTATAAGAACCAGCAGGAACCATATCCTTTAACTCAATAGTATATGACATATCAGCATGTGTATTAGCGTTCGCGGATAAATATGTCATGTTAGCTGTTGTAAATTGTTGGTTAACTGAACCAACAGTAGCTTCTAAAATAAAGTTAACGGAATCTGGTTTGTAATCACCCCAGTAAGGAAGGGAACTATTATTTGGGTCAGTGGATACAAGAGTTACAGTAAGTAACTTTTGTGTTGACTGAGATGCTAAAACTCCTAGTGGAGGAGATGCATCATAAAAACTTACATTATTTATCAAAACAGGTTGCAAATTCCACGCGGTTGTTCCATTTATAACGTAGGGATTAACAGTAACATTATTCCCGTAGGTAGCAGAGCATGTTACAACGTATCCGGTATTCATTTTAAATCCACCTTGTATAAGAGGAGTTTGGATTATATAAACACCTGAATTGTTATATTGGAAAAATGGTTCTTGATCTGCTGTATCATAAGGAAGCATACTGCTAGCTTCAAAGTTTACAATACCATCACCTGTTGGGTCCATACTAAGAACCGCTTCATATGTTTCCTCATTGTTAGAATTATCAGGATCTAATTCATCAAATGTTACAGTCATTGTTTGAGGAGAATCACTAAAATTAGGAGGATTAGTTATTACTAATCCAGAAACAATAAAATTTGTATATCCTGTTGATTGTGTAATATTAAAATCAGATTCTGTGTTGGTAGATGAATTAACAGCAAAATCAGGTGCGAAATCATTATGCACAAAGGTAGGTCTAGAACTAGGATTATGAACATACACAATACCATTAACAGTAAGAATCATTTTTACATTGTAAGTATTACCATCTGTTAAAGGGGATTCTATTTTACTTCCAGAAGATGACATATTGTTATAAAAATTATTTAGTGCTTTAACTTCATCCTGTGTTAAACCTGCATTTTTCAATGCATCACCCAATAGAAGATTATTATCATTAATTTGTGGAACAATCTCGAAAATAATTTGGTTATTTTGCCAACAACTGACAACAGGAACATTTACAGATATAATTCTGTGTGAATTAAATGCATCATCTATCGCAACTTTAAGAGAAGTAGTATTGTTTCGAGGTATTACAACTTTTTCATCAGTATTTCTAATAACAAATGTATAATTATTTACATTACTAAAAAAATCTGCCACAAAACTCGACGGTTGTGAATTGCTCTTTAAAAGGAAAGGAAACTGTGTAATAGTTACAGGCATTTTATATTATAATATAATATAATATAAAAAATATATAACATTTTAATAAATTATATAATTCCTAAACACATGTTTATAAAAATAAATTATATCATAGTATCTTTTAATAAATAAGCAAATAAAATAAATATCTAAACTATTTATAAGCTTTACTTAATGTTTTTTATAATTAATTTTTTTTAATAACTTATTCAAACCAAAAGATTTATGATTGTGGGCAACATTGTTAGAGGCAGCAGCGGCGGCTTTTTTAGCTTCTTCCTGAATATGTTTCTGAACGGCAAGACGATGTTCTTCCGCGGCAGCGGCAGCGGCGGCTTTTTTAGCTTCTTCCTGATTATGTTTAAGAATAGCATCGTCGCGTGCCTTATCCTCTGATAGCTTTTGTGCAACATCAGTAGAAGATACATTATTTATTTTTGAACGAATAGCTTCATATAATTGTAACTGTCTTAATTTAGCTAATTGAATAATACGCGCATTATTTAATGCAACTTTAGCTTCTTCTTGTTTTGAACGAATAGGGAATGAAAAATTCATCTGTATATAATATATAATATATAATATATAATATATAATATTTTGCTTATAAAAATATATTTTACAAAAAATGATAGTATCTAAATTCCTAAATAATGTATTTTAACTACCAAAAGTAATAACATTATAATTCATGATTTAAATATATTATTATATATAAATACAAATACAAATAAGAATACAGCTACGACATACCACATTTATAAGTTAAATGTTATACGCAATTGTAGATAACTTCGATAATATAGTAAATAAATTAATAGAAAAACAGAATAAAGATAAAAGAGAATATACTAAAGATGCTATAAAAATGAATACTTTTACAAATATTCCATTAAATAAAAATTAACGAACATATTTATCACAGTAACTAATAAAATATTATAATAACTAATAAAATATTATAATATAGTATATATCATCAACCCATGGTATGTGCTGCTAGTTGTGTAATTGCTACTGTATTCATTATAGCAATGATTTTCACAATGTATGGTTCAGATAAAACGGATGCAATTCAAAATTTCAAGCGTATATTGACTCCTCAACAAAACGAAATATATGCTAAAATAACAAATGAACGTCGACGCATATATTTTATAGGTTTTGGTTTAGGCTTATTACTATCATTTATATTTCTGTCGTGGAATAATATGTCGCGTTCAGGATCTCGTCGTCTAAACCGGTGTTCTACAATATGTATTGTAGGTGCAATAACATTCACAGTCAATTACTTCTACTACATGTTGGCTCCTAAAAGCGACTGGATGATTCTACATATAGAGGGTGATACACAAAAGAAAGCGTGGCTACATATATATAAAAAGATGCAGTATAACTATCACCTTGGTGCTTTGCTTGGTTTGGTCGGTGCTCTTTTTGTTGGTAATGTTTTTTGTAAAACTTAGGTATTATTTATTATTTGATAACTTAGTATGTTATAATTTCATATAAGCAATATATTTCCGCAAACCGCGTTTAAATGTATAATAATCAGGGTCATCGGTATATGTAACATTCGCTAAATATACAATATTATCATAAAATTGTGAGCAATCTATTAATGATGGAGGCGTCGAAGGTGTTAACGACACGCTATTATATATAGATTGAAGTATAGCATATGAATCTTGATGATTTTTTGTAAATTCACTTTCATATAAAGATACCGACAAATAGTTCATAAAATTCGTCATAATTTGAACAATCGGATCTACTTTGATTTGTGGAGATTGCAATATTTGTTCATCCAATATTTGTTCATCCAATATTTGTTCGTTCATTTACTTTATATAGTATATGTGGAATTCTTAGTATATTATATCGGGGATTTTAAGTAGTTTTAATGATATAATATATATACCCTAAAACTACTTAAAGCCATTCGACTATATGTATATGTGAATGAGTAGTTTGCGAAGGAAATACTCATCCACACACTCACCTACATTTTACCGGCATGGCGCAGAGGAAGCGCGCGGGGCTCATAACTCCGAGGACACCTGATCGAAACGGGTTGCCGGTATTATCATCAAATCGCACAAGTGCATCAAGGCATTTAGAGCATGTTCTCGATCCAATTCCAGAAACATTATACCGGTGTAGCTCAGCGGCAGAGCGTCTCAAAACATCGTTTGCTATCTCATTGACTTTTTAGTCTGCTTTGTGAATGGTTATCGCCTTATAAGCGGAAGGTCACAGGATCGAAACCTGTCGCCGGTATTATCATCTTTAGTTGTTTTTAGAAACGACTCTTGCGTCATAAACGCACCAAACCAAACATTTCACCGCCTTAGCTCAGGGGCAGAGCGCCAGGCTCATAACTTGGAGGTCGTCGGATCAAAACCCACAGGCGGTATTCTATAATTTGGTCGTTTTAAAGAAACGATTCGTCATAGCTTAAGCGACGTAAAACAGCACCACACCACATCACACCACTTTACCGGAATGGCGCAGGGGCAGCGCGCAGGGCTCATAACCCTGAGGACACTCGATCGAAACGAGTTTCCGGTATTACTCATCAAATCGCATTGGTGTATTAAGTCACTAGAGCAACAAAATCATCAAACAATCCTACAGTCAGGCTCAGAGACTAATAAACAGAGTGGGGATGGACTCATTGTAAATATGGGAAGGATTCTTTGCAAATAGTTTCAACATATATATCATTGTGTGTATAATCGTCTTCAAGAGAAGTAGGGCACTCTCCCTATGGATGAGGATAATATTTAAATGCGTAATCTTGGTGGATAATTATTACTCTTTATTTGGACGCATTTGAATAAAATAAAACAAAATAAATAACATACTAAATGAGCGTATATTTGAAATGAATATAGAATTAGTTCGCATATGGATGAGACAGCTATTTGCGAGCGCGGGGCATGTAGCAATTTTCCCATAGATATATTTTGACTATATTTCCGGTACGTCATTTATGGGTTATCATAATTATTAAAAAAACCATAAACCCATAAATATATTTTTACCATGAAATAGGAAATAGTCCGCCATCTGTGGGTTATCTATTATTAAAACATGAATGAAACTTTTGGATGGTGGGGTTTCGCCGGGCGACACCATCCGCAACAAACAACAACAAACCACTTCCTTGGCGGACGTAACACCCGTTTGATACCTTTTTGACAGCAATGTCCGGACAATCGAATGGTTTTCTTTACTCATTATTAAGACGGCGCTGGATCGAAACCGGCGGGTGGTAACTACTAACACTTATGTTTTCTTTTCTCTTTCTCCTAACAGGTACCTTACCAACTTACAGCAAACAAAACAAATCGAGCATTATTAGTTTGACAACAACTGTTGGTAGCAACGCGGCGCACAACATCACAAAGGCTGTGATGTTATTCACTCACACTATCTCATGCACTTTAACCTTAACCCTTTAAATTAATCCTATAATAAAATCAAAACCAAGTAAAAATCGAAAAACAAAATCAAATAAAAATTGTAAAACAAAACGACACGAAATATGGTATGATTCTGAGGCTCTTTTAGTTCAGTTGGTAGAATATGGGTCTTATGAGCCCAGGGTCACGGGTTCGAGCCCCGTAAGGAGCAGTATATTTTTTTAAATGTTTTAGCGCGAATGGTCGAGTTTGGTTAAGACGCATCTTTTAAGCAGATGTTCCCCAGGGAGCGCAGGTTCAAGTCCTGCTTCGCGCATATCTTTTTATTAATAATAACTCCAAAAGTTATTATTAATTTTTATTCCAAAATATAACCATATTACGTAGTAAATTAACTAAGCATATTTCCATATAAACCCTCCACCTGTTTTGGTATTATCTTTTAAATGAACCAATAATGATGATTTTGGAACAGATGTTTTCCTAGATGCATCGCTTATACTTGTATATTCATTTAATAAATTATTATTCATATCATATTGTTTAATCTTTTTTCCTAATTTATTATCTCTTTGAACGTTTGTATTCTTAAAAATTTTTAGATTATTTGCATGATATTTTTTCAAACTTTCACTAATTTTATTTTTAGCTTCTTCGCTATGTTTATTTTGTTTATAATTGCCTATTCTTTTATCTTCTATTACTTTTTTCCACTTTTCTGAATTTAAAATACCATTTTTTATCTTATCTCTTACTTCGGGATTGTTCATAACTATTTTGTTTCTTTCTGACATTTGTTCTTTCAATTTGGGATTATCGATATATTTTTGTTTTAATTTATTTTTAATAATATTTTTAACTTCTTCAGTATGAGTTTTTCCTTGAAACCCTCCACCTTCACCACCGTTTGTTATATTATACCCATTGGGAACAACGCTATTATATTTTTTTATATACTCTATTTCATATTTAAATCTTTCATCATCAAAACAAATAATTAATACACTAAATTCAAAATTATCAATCCCATATTTTTTAACAGCATCTCTTAAAGCGGGACAACCTTTATTTATTTCTATTTTTTGTTTATGTTGATTCCATCTCCAAATAACATCTTTGCTTTTTGTTTCACCGATGTAACATTTTTTTGTAATTTTATTGAGTATACGATATATATACGCCATTGTAAGGATATAATGATATGTTATAAATATCAAACAATAAATATTATATCAATTTTATTATTGATATAATATAAATATAGTAATATCTCTTCTCTCATGTCCCTACGTTCGTTCCTACAAAAAGTCCCCAAGTATAGCAACCTTCATATTTCTTTTTATTTACTTTTAGTATTTAATATGGTTTACCTATTCTATAAAGATAATTTAACTTCGTTTGATTATTTCTACATAATAATTAGTATTGTCGGTGTTATTGTAGATACAGTGTATATATTTTTCAAAATTATATCAGGACGGAAAAAATAATTTTCCTACTCCAGACGATTTAAAATATTTATTGTAATTTTTTATAACATATTTAACCGATTTATCTTTAGCTTTTGGATATAAATATACCTCATATGCGTCCTGAGATAAAGGAGCAGATAATACCGCAACTATATTCGGATCATCGTCAAACGTATTAAACATTTTATTTGCCGTTATTTTACCAGTAGGCATGTCGAATATTTTATGCTTACCACCTGTCTCAATCAATACCACCTTTTTGCCGGAGGCTAAACTTCTCCAAAATTCTTCTAATGGTTTATTCTTCCCCCAAACAGTATTTGGATCTGCCTCCATTTCTAGAACTCGTTTTGACTTCGACTTTGTTTTGGTT